GCATCAGGCTTTCCAGGTAGCAATGAGATGAGAGCTAAAGAGTTTGTTATAGAAAACTTTGCTGACGGAAAAGTTAAAGGAAAAAGCCGCCCCGGAAGAGTAAAACGTTCAGGGGCTAGTTGTTCTGGTTCAGTTACTGATCTACGCAAACGTGCAAAAAATGCATCGGGTGAGAAATCTAAAATGTATCACTGGTGTGCAAATATGAAAAGCGGAAAGAATAAATAATATATTATGAAAATACGTGATATTTTAGAATCAGCTACAGCAGGAGCAACATCATCGGCTAATATCGGCACGGTTGTTAGCCCTCATATTGCTATAGGAAAAGATCGTGGAAATAAAAGCTACACAGGTAGCCCAGGCAAATCTGGTACAAAAGCACCAGCAGTTCCTAAAGTAAAACAAGCAAAAAATAAGGACGGTACAGCTAAAAATGCCCTAGATATGAAAACTAATATCTTCGGTGGCGGCTCTGCCATAAAAAGATAAATATATTATAGGATCTTTATACAGGATACAAGGACTCAAACATGGACTTCAAATCATTACTTACTAAAATTCATAGCTTAAACGATCAAGTTGATCTACCAAAAGCTCCAGAATTACCAAAAGCTGTTCAGCTTAACGAAGATGCACAATTACGTGTGCTAGCAGGTACTTCATCATATATTGCAGAAGCTAAGAAAAAAGCTGATGAAAAGATGGATGAAGTTTTTGATGCCGATGCTAAAGTAGGCGACAAGAAAAAAACAGCTAGTGGCGGTACAGCAGAAAAAACTAAAACTGGTTTGAAACATACAGCGGGTGATCGCTATAGTGGAAAACAAGCTGAAAAAGAAGATAAGAAAAAGAAAGACGAGTCTATTGATCCTGAGTTCAAGTCTAAATTTAGTAAGATGGTTGAAGCTGCAAAGGGTAAGCCAGATTTTGCAGACATCGACGGTGACGGTGACAAAAAAGAACCAATGAAGAAAGCTGCTAAAGATAAAAAGAAAGGCGGCGACAAGAAAGATGGCAAGAAAGGTATGAGTGCTAAACAAGCAAAATACTTTGGTAAGAAAAACGAATCTGTAAAAACTTCTAAGAAAGTAGTTGCAGAATCAGTTGAAACAAAACTATCTTTCAAAGACATGGTAAAACTAGTACAAGAAAGCGGCGGTCAACAACAAATTGATCCAAAAGACAAAGAATTATTTGCCTGGGCTGAGCGTGTTGCTAAATCTAAACTAGGTGAAGGAATGAAAGCAGATCTATATGCCGGGCTAGTATATGAAAGAATGGGCGGTGTATTTGAAATGTATGATGTGTTATCCGAAGCACAAAAGTAATTTTACCAAAAGGTAAACAAAAGCCAGTCCTGAGTTGACTGGCTTTTTTGTTGGCTATATAATATACTTTTATACACAGGAGAATACTATGGCAAAAATGTATGGTGCAGAAGAAAAAGCCAAACTTGAGAGACTTATCAATGAAGGCGGAAATGTACTTCGTGAAATTGAAGATCTCCAAGAAGGCCTAAAAGAAACCGTTAAAGCCGTAGCAGAAGAGCTGCAAATCAAACCAAGCTGGATCAATAAAGCAATCAAGATTGCACATAAAGATAATTGGAAAGATCACGAAACTGAATGGGACGAAGTTGAAATGATCCTTGGCGTTACTAAACGTTTACCAGAATGATAGAATACTTTAATTCAACCATAGAGTGGATCAAAGATGATTTTAGGAGTTACCGTAGCCGCTTTATTGTCGAGCTTCTTGCTTGGGCTATTAGTATTGGGTGTAGTATCACAATGGCCCTTACGGTCCCTAACCCACCTCTCTTGGTACTTTATCCTATTTGGATCACTGGTTGTGCTATGTACGCTTGGGCTGCTTGGACTAGGAAATCATTTGGTATGCTGGCTAATTACATCTTGCTAACCACTATAGATAGCATAGGTTTAATTAGAATGCTAAGTAATTAAATATAAGTTTAGATGGTAGGCGTGGCCAGAATCCGCACTTTAGGTATTTGCAAGCCAAAAATTGCAAGGAGAAAAAATGAGCTACGTTGACGCATTCTATGATCGCGAAAACGACACAATTCGTGTCGTTGAACGTGATGACAAAGGTCAAAGGCACTATAAAGATTATGCCGCCAAACACCTTTTTTATTACCTTGATCCAAAAGGTAAATTTCAATCAATCAAGGGCGAGCCCCTAAGTCGTGTAAGTTGCAAGAATGTAAAAGAACTTCGCAAAGAACTTGCAATTCATTCAAACAAAAAACTTTACGAATCTGACATTAACCCAATCTATCGCTGTTTAGAAGATCATTATCTAAATATTGATGCTCCAAAATTAAATGTAGCATTTTTTGATATTGAGGTAGACTTTGACCCAGAGCGTGGCTATGCATCACCCGACGATGCATTCATGCCAATTACTGCCATTGCCGTTCATCTACAATGGATGGAAACTATGGTCTGTTTGGCTATTCCTCCAAAAACTATGAATATGGAAGAAGCTGAGAAGGCTGTTGCAGAATTTCCTAACACTATGCTCTTTGAAAATGAAGCAGACATGTTAGATACATTTTTAACCCTTATTGAAGAAGCAGATGTATTAAGTGGTTGGAACTCGGAAGGTTTTGATATTCCATATACCGTTAATCGTGTAATCAAAGTCCTAAGCAAAGAAGATACTCGTCGATTCTGTTTATGGAATCAATATCCAAAAAAGAGAGAATATGAAAAGTTTGGCAAAACTGCTGTTACCTATGACTTGGTTGGGCGTGTTCACGTTGACTCGTTGGAACTATACAGAAAGTACACATACGAAGAAAGACATACATACAGACTGGACGCGATCGGGGAAATGGAAGTAGGCGAGTCTAAGACCGTTTACGAAGGAACACTTGATCAACTTTACAATAACGATTTTCGAAAGTTTATTGAGTATAACCGACAAGATTGTGCATTGTTAGATAAGTTAGATAAAAAATTAAAATTTATCGATCTTGCTAACACCATTGCACATGAAAATACGGTTCTTATTCAAACAACTATGGGTGCTGTTGCTGTTACAGAACAAGCAATTATTAATGAAGCACACAGACGAGGCATGATTGTTCCTAACCGTGTACAACGAGAAGCTGGAGCAGACACACAGGCCGCTGGTGCTTATGTTGCATATCCTAAGAAAGGTATACATGAGTGGATTGGTTCTCTTGATATTAATAGTCTTTATCCTTCTGCTATTAGGGCTTTGAACATGGGACCAGAGACCATTGTTGGTCAACTACGTCCAGATGGAACTAAAGCATACATTGAAGCAGAGATGGCTAAAGGCAAATCATTTGCGGCAGCATGGGAAGGTATTTTTGGTTCTTTAGAATATACTTCTGTAATGGAAAAAGAAGTAGGTCGTGAAATTACCATTGACTGGGAAGGCGGCGGTAGTGATACTCTTAGCGGAGCACAAATTTACGATTTAATTTTTGAAAGTAATCAACCGTGGATGATCTCTGCAAATGGAACTATCTTTACCTACGAAAAAGAAGGTATTATTCCAGGACTGCTTAAGAGATGGTATTCAGAACGTAAAGAAATGCAGGCCAAACTAAAAGAATGTATTCAAGCAGGTAATAAGATTGAAGAAGAATACTGGGACAAACGTCAATTAGTTAAAAAGATTAACTTAAACTCATTATACGGTGCTATTCTTAATCCTGGATGTAGATTCTTTGATAACAGAATTGGTCAATCCACAACTCTTACTGGTAGACAAATTGCCAAACATATGGCAAGTAAAGTAAACGAAATTATCACAGGCGAATTTAACCATGTAGGTAAAGCTATTATCTACGGTGACACAGACTCTTGTTACTTCTCAGCATACACTACGCTGAAGAAGGACATTGAGAAAGGGACCATACCGTGGTCTCGTGAAAATGTAATTGAACTTTATGATACCATAGGAGAAGAAGTAAATGGAACCTTTGCAAAATTTATGTCCGATGTCTTCCACTGCCCAAAAAATCGAGGAGAGGTCATCAAAGCAGGTCGCGAGATTGTTGCTTCCAAAGGACTATTCATTACAAAGAAACGATATGCCGTCCTCTACTACGACAAAGAAGGAAAACGTACAGATGTCGAAGGAAAGCCAGGCAAGATTAAAGCTATGGGGCTTGACCTCAAGCGGTCAGATACCCCGGTTGTTATCCAAGACTTCCTAAGCAAAGTTCTTGAAATGGTCTTAACTGGTCATAGTAAAGAAGAAGTTCTAGAATACATCACAGATTTTAGAACAGAGTTTAAGACTCGACCTGGTTGGGAGAAGGGTTCACCTAAGCGAGCCAACAACATTACAGAATATGCTGCCAAAGAAAAGAAACAAGGTAAGGCTAATATGCCCGGACACGTTCGTGCTAGTCTTAATTGGAATACTCTCAAGAGAATGTTTGACGACAAATACTCAATGAACATCGTTGATGGCGCAAAAGTCATTGTTTGTAAAATCAAAGATAATCCGATGGCATATACCTCAGTAGCTTATCCAGTAGACGAACTACGTTTGCCACAATGGTTTAAAGATTTACCATTCGATGATGCAACTATGGAAACTACCGTGATTGATGAAAAACTAGAAAACTTAATTGGAGTACTAGAATGGGACATCAGTCAAACTAGAAGTGACAATACATTTAACAAATTGTTTGATTTTGAATGATTTCAGGGTTGATTTTTTCTCAAAATCTAAATATAATCTTAATATACATGGAGACTCTCTAAATGAAAGATATTTTACAAGACATCGTATCACATACGCAAAATCTAGGTTTTTTAACTACCGTTAAAGTAACAGGTACAGAAGAAAAGACTACAATTAATTCAATGGCAGACGATCGTTCTGTTATTATGGAAGCAGAAACTTCTAATCCATACCCAGATATGGTTGGTGTTTTTGGCATGCCTCAACTTAATAAACTCAAATACCTATTAGACGGTTCAGAATATAAAGATGATGCTAAAATCACTATTACAACTGCTGAAAGAAATGGTGAAACTATTCCGGTAGGAATTCACTTTGAAAATAAAGACGGTGACTTCCGTAATGATTATCGCTTTATGAATCAAGAAATTATTAACGAAAAGATGAAAACCGTTAAGTTTCGTGGTGTTAAGTGGGATGTTGAACTAGAACCAAGTGTTGCCGCAGTACAGCGTTTCAACTTCCAAGCAGGTGCTAACAACGAACACCCAACATTCTTAGCAAAGACAGATGGCGGTAACTTAAAGTTTATCTTTGGTGATGCAAGCACACACGGCGGTGAGTTTATTTTTGCACAAAACGTTGCGGGTAAACTGGATCGCGGTTGGACTTGGCCAGTGCTACCAATCTTGAGCATTCTTAAGATTGCCGATGTTAACAACACTAAGATGAGTTTGAGTAACGAAGGTGCTATCCAGATTACTCTAGACAGCGGTTTGGCAACATACAAATACATTATTCCAGCACAGGCGGCCTAATGATTAATAACGTTAATAGTTCCAGCAAACATATGTATGCCGCAGGGGGAAGTTCGCTTCCCTATGTGTCAATGAATCATAATAATCCTTCACAAGGCATGTTGAGATTAAACGGTTCCGATATGGAAGTGTTTGATGGCAATTCTTGGATGAAAATTTATGCAGGATCTGCAAACGTAGGCCTAAATAATGAAGCAGAAAAGGCCATTGACTGGGCTATTAAACGTATGAAGCAGGAAGAAGAATGGTACAAGTTGGCCACAACTAATAAAGCAGTCCGTATAGCATTAGACCAACTAGAACAGGCAAAGACAAGATTAGAACTTACATCAATACTAGCGAGAGAAAATGAAGAAACAACCACCAGTTGATTTAACACCACTACAAAAGGACTATGCGGTATACTTACCAGCTATTAGTTCTTTCTATTCTACATACGTTGCAAAACAACGTTTAGAAAAATTTATTCCAGATGACCGCATTCCTAAAGACTTTGATCGCGGTATTGAAGGTATGAATTTTTTAAATCCCGAACAAGGATATTTTTATTATAAATTTGCCTTGTATTCAGCGGGTCATGCTCAATTAGACATTACTAAGTCTATGACGCAAGAATCTATGATTCAACAGCGTGATCGTTCAAAGACAATGATCTTAGGAGATTCAGGCGGTTATCAGATCGGTAAAGGTGTTATTAAGTTTGACTGGCAAAACTTTGAAGGTACTGAAGCAAATAAAACTCGCGAAAAGATTTTAACTTGGTTAGACGTAACTGCTGATTGGTCAATGATGCTAGACGTTCCGACATGGGCTTGTGATCACATTCACAGCCCAAAGACAGGATTAAAATCGTTTGAAGATTGTTTAGAAAAGACTCGTTTTAATAACGAATACTTTATTCAAAATCGTTTAGGTGCCAAAGAAGGCGGCACTAAGCTATTAAATGTTTTACAAGGTAGCAACTGGGAAAACGCAGAAGCGTGGTACCAGGGTGTAAAAGAATATTCCGATACAAACAAGTATGGAGACAAAGCCGCAGAAGGTTGGGCTATGGGTGGTGCTAATATGTGCAAAATGCCTATTACACTACGCAGACTAATCACTATGCGTTTTGATGGTATGCTAGAAGGCAAGGATTGGATGCACTTCTTGGGTACCGCACAGCTGGATTGGGCTTGTTACTTAACAAGCATTCAACGTCAAATTAGAAAACACGTAAATGAAAACTTCACAATTTCCTTTGACTGCGCTTCACCTTTCATCGCAACAGCTCACGGATTGGTATATACTAACGCCCAACATACCAATAAGCGATTCAGTGTTATCATGGATAAAGCCCCGGACAATAAGGGTCTTGCCGGACGGCACGATATACCTTTTCCTTTCGAGTCCGATTTTGGTAGGAGACTTACGGTCGCGGATATCTGCCACTATGCTCCAGGAATGTTAAACAAGATTGGCAAGGAAGGTAAAACTAGTTGGGATAGTTTTGCTTATGCTCTAATGATGGGTCATAATGTTGAATGTCATATTCGTGCTGTTCAACGTGCAAACAATCTTGCAGATATTGAATACGCTAGTTACAAACCAGATTGGAGACACTGGCGTAAAGTAAAAGACAACGATAAGAGCGATGAACGTTCGGAATGGGTACCTCGTAATATTTTGTACTTTAATCAGTTTGTTGAAGAATTGTTTGCTCTTAAAACTAAAGATGAAGCATTTACTATGATTGCAGAAGCTGAACGACTTGGTTTCTTACAGAACTTAGAAGGTGCTCGACTACGTGGCGGTGTTACTAACATTGCAGATACATTGTTCTATGAAGAATCAGAAGATGAAACTTCTTGGACTGATGATAGAGAAGACGAAGCATTAGATAATCTTAAAGTTGAATAAGGAGTTTTTATGTACGAAAATAGAATTAAACATTTAGAAGAAGCACATCGAGTGTTGAATAAACAAATCGACACGCTAGAAAAAAATGGGCTATTTGAAGACTTAAGACTAGAAGAATTAAAAAAACAAAGATTATTTTTAAAAGATGAAATTGTTTTATTGCAGGCTAAACAAGCAGGTCTAGAAGAATGAAATGTACATATTGTAAAGAAGACGTTCAACCAAATTGTACTTGGAATCAAGGAAGATGTCCTCATCAATCTGTGGTTAACCAAATTCTTGTTGACAATTACAAAGCAAGATATTATAATTTACTTACGTCAATTAAAAATCTTTTTAAAAAATGAAACGTGATTACTCCACTGGTGTTGAAAACAACATCACCTTCTTTACAGGAGTCGAAATTGAAAAGACTCCTGCCTTTGGAATGAAAACTCTTTTTGTTGTAGGCGTTCATGATCCATATGTTATTATGGAACTTGCTCGTAATAACGACTGCAAACATATCTATTTTGGTGCTAACCAAAGTTTTAAAACTAACGGCGTCAATGATGTTGAAACCTGGCGTCCTTGGGAAGATATGATCTATGTATGCTTAGACGCCGAAGACGGTTTCTGGTGTACTCTTGATTTTGATGTCAGCGAAACGGAAGGATTGCTTGAAAGCGGTCTTACCGAAAAACGTAGATTTATTCCGCAGATCAGTGTAAAATTACCTTATATTAATCAACTAGGTTATAACGCCACTCTTAAAATCGACGACAAAGATTTTTCAGCAACTAATCCTGGGGTATGGTGTCATAACCTACAGGACCTTCTGGGAAGAGATCGCTTCACAGATTGGGATCAATATGGCAAGGATGAAATTATTAAATGAGTACTGGACAAGTATCAGCAGGCTACGCCATTGGCCAAAAGTCAATCGCAAGAACACCTGGTTACGGATTGAATAAAATTAAAAAGGCAAGAAAGAAAGAAATGAAACTAACTTTAAAACAACGTTTTCGCAACTGGTTAATGGACCATCAAGACGATATCGAAGCAGATCGTGGTATCTATGTTGAAGAAGATAAACTATCTTCCGAAGGTATGCGACTACAGATTTATAAAGCAAGTGGTGGATACGTTGTAGAAACTCGTAGTTATGATCGTAATAGAGATCGTAATCAAAATACTATGCATGTTATTACAGAAGCAGAAGATTTAGGTGATCGTTTAGCAAAAATTATTATGATGGAGGCTTTGCAAAGATGAGAGTTAAAAAAGAATTTGTTGTACATGAAAATCCCGGCTTTCGTTTAAAGGTTGTAGCAAACGAATGTATTGCTCCAAAAGGTCTTATTAGTTTAGACTTTGTGCAAGAAAGCCTAAATAAACAAGGTAAAGTTGATACTTCAAGTATCTATAACTTTAATATGACCAGAGATGAAATTAAAGAGCTGTGCGACGGCTTGATGCAAATATGATTATCAAACAAGACATTCGTCCTAACAAAATGATTTGGGTTACCTTTCAAAAAGAAGGTATGCACAAATATCCCGCAGCACTTACAGATCCTAACCTAGCAACAGGTGATGAATATGATGTAAGTTTCCTAGGCTATCCACATCGACATATCTTCCATTTTAAGGTATGGATTGGTGTTACTCACAATGACCGCGATATTGAGTTTATTCAATTTAAACGTTGGTTGCAAAATCTCTACGCAGATGCTACACTGAGTTTAGATTTTAAAAGTTGCGAAATGATGTCAGATGATTTATATGACATGATTAGCAAAAAGTATCCCGACCGTGAGGTTTGGATTGAGGTCTCCGAAGACGGAGAAAATGGTAGTTTCATCAAGTACTAAAGGAAAGCTATAATGGCTCGTAATTATAAGGATTATTCCTATTTTGAAAACCGCCCGGACGTTGTAAAAGTTTGGGATGATCTAGAAGCATACTACGACTGGTGTCGCTTCGAACTTCGCAATTTTGATCCAGCGGAGTTGTATCGTAAAGATGCACCTAATTATGGTGCATACTTGGCAAGTAAGCGACCACGTCGACCTTACCAAGGAAATAAACCAAGATTCGAAGGTCGTAACTACGACAATCGAAATTACGATCGCAGGGGTCGTTAATATGGCAAGGGTTTTCCTCGTTGACCTTGAAGCAGTAGAAACTCGCTATACAGGCGAGTGGAAAACCCATTTACCTTCACTTCTTCGAAAGGCAGGTCACAATGTTCAAATTATATCTGGTCCTACGGACATTCCTAGTGCCACTACTCCTGGCGCCTTTCTTAATTTTGGCGGGACTAATATCTATAAGTCTAGCCAAGTTGAGCAGATGGGGCGTTTATTTTGTAACGGAGCCGTTCATCCCGGCGATCACTTTTTGTTTACTGATGCTTGGCATCCTGGTATCATAAATTTAAAGTACATGAGTGAGTTATTGAACATTCCAGTAACCACACATGGCTTATGGCATGCTGGGTCATACGATCCTCAAGACTTTCTAGGCAGACTCATCGGCGATGCTCCCTGGGTTAGACACGCTGAGAAAAGTTTCTTTCATGCGTTCGACCACAACTACTTTGCTACTCAATTTCATATCGAAATGTTTAATAAGAATTTGTTTGGCGGTATGTACGGACCAGAAAATTATTATAAAATGACTCGTACTGGTTGGCCAATGGAGTATATGGAAGATACTTTATTGCAATATAAAGGAATGGCTAAAAAAGATCTAATCCTTTTTCCTCATCGTATTGCTCCTGAAAAACAAGTTGACATTTTTAATGATCTTAAAGAGCAGTTACCGCAGTATGAATTTGTTGTTTGTCAAGAACGCCAACTAACCAAAAACGAATATCATAATTTCTTAGGAGAAGCTAAACTTGTGTTTAGTGCTAACCTGCAAGAAACACTAGGTATTAGTTGGTATGAAGGTGCAATTGTTGATGCAATACCTATGGTTCCAGATCGTTTAAGTTACAGCGAAATGTCAATGGAGGATTTCAAATATCCTAGCGAATGGACAGAATCATTTGACAGCTATAAAAAATACAGAAGTGCTGTTGTAGATCGAGTTATTCACTATATGGAAAATTATAAATCTTATCTACCTCGCCTAAATAAACAAGTAACAAAACTAAAAGAAAACTATTTTAGTTGCGATAACCTATTAGATATGTTAAAATAACTAATATGTCATCCACGACATTAACTCGGAGAAATTTAATTGACAGATAAAAAAGAAACAGCCCTGGACGCAATGGCAGGGAACGGTGGTTACGAAGAAGCATACTTAGGCGATCATCTTCGTTTTAAAATGAAACGTGAGGGCAAACGCTTTTGGGCTGGCGATAATATCAGCGACTTTTTACACGAAGGCGATAAAGAACGACTAATTGACGAAGCAACAGAGGCATTTGAACTAGTGCTTGATCGGTTGCTAATTGATCGTGAAAACGATCCTAATAGTAAAGGCACAGCACGTCGCCTTGCTAAGATGTATTTTAACGAAATAATGGCAGGAAGATATGACCCAAAACCATCAGCAACAGCGTTTCCAAATGACTCGGAGGACCGTTACGAAGGTATGTTGGTTGTTCGTAGCGAGCTTCGCAGTATGTGTAGCCATCATCACCAACCCGTTACTGGCGTTGCTTATATTGGTATTATTGCTGCCCAAAAGCTCATCGGACTCAGCAAATACACAAGAATCGCCCAGTGGTGTGCCCGACGTGGTACTCTCCAGGAGGAACTTGCTAATGACATTGCTCGGGAGATCGAAAAAGCCACAGAAGCTAGAGACCTAGGCGTTTATATTCAAGCAGTACACGGATGCTGTGAGAATCGTGGTATTATGGCACATTCTAGTCTTACACAGACCACCGTACTCAAAGGTGCGTTTAAAGATGATCCTGGTACAAAGAAAGAATTCTTTGATAACATTAAACTACAACAGGAGTTTGCCCCAAGATGAATTCAGTAGACATGGCTAACGATTTAATTAATCGTGCAAGAAATTTAAAGAAATTTGAAGTAAAACGTATGTTAGAAGAAGGAATCCTGTTTAACGGTAGTGTTCCTTTTGATATCAAAGGTAAAGATGATTGTTTTTGGATCTATGCTTATGCTGTTACACAAGAAGAAGCAGAAGCAAAAGTAGACGCATGGTTAAAGGATCGCACATGAAATGGTTTCTTAATCTTTTAGAAGGTATGGGTCGTAAACGTATCGTTATGGATCGAGAAGTAAACGAACCATATTTAGAACGTTACTATCTTTTTCTAAAAGATAGAGATCGTTTTCCATTTAATATCTTTTTACACAAATTCTTAAAAGGTGATCCGGACGATTTACACGATCATCCTTGGCCTTATGCTACACTAATTCTCAAAGGTGGTTACTGGGAAACTACTCCAGAAGGAAGATTCTGGAGAGGTCCTGGTCATTTTAGAACTTGTAGTGCTAATAGCTTTCATCGTGTTGAATTAGAACCAGGTGTTGAGTGCTGGACTATTTTTATGCCTGGTCCTAAACAACGCGATTGGGGTTTTGATGTTAACGGTAAATGGATACAACATGAAGAGTATCTAAAGGAGAGATATGAAAAAGCTCATAATCAACCAGCATGAAATGACAGGGTTGGTTTCAAAAATTGGAAGAAATATTGCAACAGGATATTGGAAGCCAGATTATATTGTTGGCCTAACTCGCGGTGGCCTTATTCCCGCTGTATTGTTGAGTCATTATCTTAATGTACCAATGTGGACTTTAAATGTTAGTTTAAGAGATGGCAGCGGTGGAGAAAGCAATATGTGGATGGCAGAAGATGCACTTGGTCCTCCAACTAAGGATCGTATAATTGACGATGCTAACGACATTGGAAGTATTTTAGATGTAGCTAGTGGTTTGTTAGAAGACGGGGCTACTTACAAAAATATTTTAATTGTAGACGATATAAACGATAGTGGCGCTACCTTTAATTGGATTATGGATGATTGGCGCTCTAGTTGTTTTCCAGGAGACGACTCGTGGAACGAAGTTTGGAACGAAAATGTTAAATTTGCTGTTTTAGTTGATAATCTTGCTAGTAAGTGTAATGTAAAAATGGATTTTGTTGGCATGGAAATTAACAAAGCAGAAGAGGATGTATGGGTTGATTTTCCTTGGGAAGAGTGGTGGTCAAAATGAAACACGAACATAAAGTATTTCCGTCGGAGCCTGATTTTATTGAAGATTCAAAAGCACCGTGGACCGAACTTGTAGAGGAAGACTATCATGTTAGAGTATTTAGAGATAAGTATCCTGTTACTGATGGCCATCTTCTTTTTGTGCCTAAATACAATACTATTGATGTGCTAATGGATTGTTTTGAAGATGCAGTTAAAGATGGAATTAAACGTGTAGGCACCGGAGAATGGGATGGGTTTAATATTGGTCTTAACTATGGCCAATCAGCAGGACAAACGGTTCCGTGGCCTCATGTACATTTAATTCCAAGACGAACAGGCGATATGGAAGATCCCACTGGTGGGGTTAGACACGTTATTCCAGAACGAGGTAATTATAGGAAGTGGTAATGTCAAGATCGTTGTTTATTGGAGATAGTCATACTTGTGGATACCATAGTATTCCTGGAAAAATTGGTCCAGGAAGTTTTTCTTACTGGAATGAAAATAATTACGGAGAAATTTATTCGTCCGAACTAAACAAACCTGCGGCTATATATGCAATGGCAGGTGTAAACAATCGTGTGTATACAGACTGGTTAAAATCGATGTTTGAAGAATATAACGACATTGATGAAGTATTTCTATGTGTAGCACCTTTAAATCGTTTTACAATAGGATTTGATAATGAATTATCCGACGATGTTATTCCTGTAGATCATTTTAAATTAAAATGTGATAGTGATAATTCTTTAATTTCTAGATACGTTGACAATACGGTAGTTAAAGACAAACTTCAATTATTCAATAAACCCACATACGACGATTATTCAAAATTTCCCGGTATGAATTTATCTGCTGAGAAAGGATTATTAGAACCTGATCTAAGAAAAAATACTTATATGCAGGTTAAATTATTTTTTGAATTAAACTCTTTTTTAGAAAAAAGAGATTTTGGTTTACAAATCTTTGCCTGGGATAGAATTTGTTTTGAAAACAATGCTAAATTATATCTTTTTAATTTTACAGAAAGATTGAAATTTCCCGATGTTTATAACTACTACGGACAATTAAAAGCTACAACATTAGCACCTAAGACCGTTGAAAAATTCTTTTTAGATAAAAATATTGACCATACAAAATATTTTATCGAAGACAACGAACATTATAATAAAGATTATCACACTCTCATTGCTACTAAATATCTACCCTGGTTGAAAGCACTATGAGAATTTTAATTGCCGGTGATAGTTTTGCCGCTAAGTGGCCAAATGCCTCTATTGGTTGGGTTGATTTATTGGCTAAAGAACACGAAGTTACAAATGTAGCTCAAGCTGGCGTAGGCGAATACAAAATATATAAACAAATTGAAACTATTAACCAACACCTGTATGATTGTATAATTGTTAGTCATACCAGTCCTAGTAGAATACATACTCCAAATCATCCAATTCATAAAACTGGATTTCATAAAGATTGTGATTTAATTTTAACCGACATAAACGAAAATTTTTCTTTGTTTGATGGTAATTTAAAAACTGCTCAAGGATGGTTCAAATATCACTACGACGACGAGTATCAATTAGATGTTTATCGGTTGTTAAGAAAAGAAATTAATAGTATAATAACAATTCCTTATATAAGTTTATCTCATATTGAAATTTTAAAAAAACTATCAATAGAAAAAAATCATTTTGATTTTAGTAGACTTTGGAGTTCGGAAAGAGGTTTAATTAATCATTATACTGAAAAAGGAAATAAAGTTATTTTTGAATTGCTGTCACAATTTTTAAGGAACAAAGAATATGGTTAAAGCAGGAACACTTTGGGGTACCTATAATGATAGAAAAAAATTTCGTGTTATTAGTGTAACCGAAATCGATGATCATACTTGGGTGTATTATCGATTAGATAACTGCAATCCTAATATAGCAGAATGTCAGGAATGGAGTTGTTACATTGAAAGTTTTCTTCAACGATTTAATCCATTACCAGAATGAATGTTATTACTATACCGTGGCGTAATCAAGGTGATGT